ACTTTCACTGGTGCTTGCCCAACACATTTAGTGGTCGCATGTTACGGCTGTTTGACCTGGGTAATCGTATCGAGGATCAAGTGATTGATAACATCAAAGAGAGTAAACTATTTGGTATCGCATCCCATGACGAGGATGGTAACCAGATTAGGGTTTCTTCTTTGGGTGGTCACTTCTCAGGTTCCTGTGATGCATTACTTAGAGGTGTTCTGCCGCCACCTGAAGAAGATCTTGTTCTTCTGGGTGAAATCAAAAGTGCAAACGACAAGCGATTCAAAGAGCTTCAGAAGCTTGGCGACTACGAGTTGTGGAGCGAAACCTACAAGTGGCAGATCCATTGCTACATGGGTGGTCTTGGTCTGACCAAATGCATGGTGATTGTTGTCAACAAGAACAACAGCGAGGTATACACGCAGATCATCGACTATGACCCAAACATCTGGGAGAAGGCTCTAGAACGCGCTGAGAGAGTGATTACGAGTATGGAGCCACCCAAGTATGGGAGAAGGTCAGAAAAGGACTACACGCTCAAGACAGAGTCTAAAACGTATGTTGATATCTACAGTCGAAAGCGTTTCCCTGAGTGGGTCAACTGCCGCAACTGTGCGTTCTCCAAACCTGTTACCACAAGTAACGGTGCGAACTGGATATGCACACGCAGCAATAAAGTGCTCGACCTCGAGACACAGAAGGCAAGCTGCAAGACTCACCTATGGAATCCTAATCTGATCACCACTGCTACCCATCTGCCAGAAGAGAGCAATGATGATGTGATCGCATATCAGTCTGGTGTCATGAAGTTCTACAACGCAACGCCAAAAGGTATGCAGGATGGTCCGTATTACAGCAGCCCTGAGTTGCGTGAACTATCCAAGACAGGATTCGATACCAAGCAAATGAAAATGGCTCAAGAGATAAAGAAAGAGTTTCCTGGTAGCCAGGTGGATGTAGTAAACGAGGCTATCGTTCCGTTCTAGACTCGCGGATCTTTGACGATGTTGATCTTCAGGCCAGGGTACAGAGCTTCGACCAGTTTCTTCTTGAGTGAGAATACTTGTGTGATCACGCCTTTGGTATCCTCGATCACCCACTTGTCATCTTTCTTGTACTTGAAGTCAGCGATATAGCTGCAGATCTTCTTCTCTTTGCCCTCGACTGTAAGGGCGCAAGGAAAGTTAACTTGTGTTTCTAGATCAGATATCTCGCCATCTTCCTGACGCTTTTTGAGTATCTTGTATCTGGCTGCTTCAAGCTTTGAGTCAAAGACTTTGCCATCTACCTCTGTTTTGACTGCGAAGTATTTACTCTTTCTCTTCGCTCTTTTTGGAATCAAGCTAATCTATTCCTAGAAGTTTCCTTAATTCTAAATCTCTTAGTGCTTGAACGCCACGGTTAACTAAGGCTTGAGGAGGCGTTGTGGGTTCTGGAGTAGCTATCTCTGGCAGAGGCTGCACGGCTCCAGGGGCTTGCTGTTGTTGTTCTCTTATCGCTTCTGCCTCAGCTGCAGCTTGTGGTCTAAATAAAGATCCCTGGAACTGACTATAAGTTTTTGCAAGTTCTTTTAGATCAATCGGATTAGCCAACTTATCTTCATTACCTTGCAGCGCGATAGATATTGTTTCTTTACTTGGGAAGAAAGCCTTGAATCTGTCTGCCATCAAGAAGTTTAGATAAGGTGTCTTTGCATCTCTCAATGGTTTTATTATTTCTGCATTAGAAAGACCGAGAGTTCTAGCGTCTTCAACTGCCATATTGAGATCTCTCAATGCTTTAAATCTTTGTTCGTTAGCAGTAATAAAAGCTTGAGTTAATGTTTCAGCGTCTACATCACCTCTTTGCTTTGCAATAGATGTGAAGATACCACCTGCATCTCTCACATTACGACCAGCCTCTTGAGCTCGATAATAAAGAACACGTTCCACTCTTGGTTTAATACTTTTCACCCCAGTCAAAGCCTCTGTGAACTCTTGCGCTGGATCTAGTCTGTATCCTTGTCTACTGACTCCAAGTTTTTCATCTCCTGCTACAACTGATGCAACTGCTTTTGGCAGCTCTCTCATTCTTAAATCAAGTGATAAAGGAAATGCAGAGCCAGGAGTAGTTGTCAAGTCAACAGGGCTAATCCCTGGCGTTAAGCCATCAATAAAATGAGCAAACCCTTTTCCTATCTTCGTTCCTAGAGGATCGGCCTCTCTAAATATTGGTCTGTTAAATGTGGTTCTGTTTCTTAAAATATCTGTAACTTTTTCTGTGACAATAGATTCACTCATAAACGGAGAAAAAAACTCAGACAACGCTCCATCGCCACCAAATGTTGCATTAAAAGCAATTTGACTTAAATCTTCTTCTTTAGTGATTCCATTTTGCACTGCGTTTAAGACCGCACTAACTGGTCTTTTCATGTAATCGTAAGGGTTGGTGTAAGAAAAATTATAAAGATCAGTAATTTTTCCGTTTTTATCTGTGGCTATCGGTATTAATGTTGAGTTCCTATCCCAATCCGCAGCCATGGATCTTTTGAAAGCTTGTACCTGCTCCTCATCTGCTCCTGTCAGTTGAGTTCCAGCAATCATAAGAGACTGTGGTATGGCGACATTGACTGATGTCAAACCTAAAAGCCTCTTCATACCTATAGCTCTTATCTCGGCAGATTCACTGGCGAGTTCTTTCACACTACGACCAATTATATTTCCTGTTGTTCTAAGTATTTCTGCAGGAAAGGCTACAAAGTTTCCAAATGGCATTTGCCTTAGTTGCTTAATATACAAAGGGACACGAGAATAGTTAGGCACTGTGTCTTTTACTATTTCTGCCGCTTCTCTTTTGAGCGCAATCTCAAGTTGCTCTTCGGTTAAATCAGACGGTCTAATTACACCACCAAAGTCAACAAAGTTTCTGGGGTCTGATGCATTTATGCCAGCCGCTGGATCTTTTGCTATCGCTCTTTGAAGTCTTCCAAGCTCCATTTCATAGCTATATGTTTTCCAAACATCGTCAGATGCCTGGTAAAGCTTTGCAGCAAAATTATTTTGTTTGCCCTGCGCCCATTTAAATATTGCTTTGCCTTTTGCATTGTTATCGATCGCATCATTCAACAAGCTTTCAAACTCACCAATTCTAGCGTTGGTATTTATCACGCCCAAATCAACAAGTTCGTTGTAATACTTTTGTTTATCAGCAAGAGTTGCGTTTTTCTTGCCTGGTCCAGTAAGTCTTCTATTTAGATTGCTGAATACAGTTGATACAGCATTAGATAAAGACTTAGCGTTACCCACGTTTCCATTTGCTAGCGCAAAGAATCCAGCGGTTGTGGCATTCCTGATTTGAGTTATGGGGCTATATACAGTCTTGGCTATTTGAGACATACCTTTTAGCCCAAGAAAAGTTGCGTAAATACCCATGTTGCCTTCGGCTAGATCAAAAACATCAGAACTGCCTTCTAATGCAGCTTTGTAATTGTTGCGAATATATTTACCAGCTAACGGTCCAAACCTGCGTTTTGCGCTTTCTGGTATCTCTGCGAGTGGATTGCCGCTTTCTACACCAATTCTAGAATACTCTCCAAGCGGAGCGTTTGGTGGTATCTCATCGAATATAAAAGCTTTGTCTCCGAGAGCTTTGTTGTAGTCCATAAGATTCTTGTAATATCTAGCCTTAGCTATCTGCTTAGACATGACATCAACTGTTTCAACCATCTTGGTTCTCAAGCCGATCTCTTGTTCTCCAACATCACGAGCTCTTATTAGCTCTGGCTTGTTACGCATCATGACATCTTTGGCACCCGTGTATTCGCCAAGGAAGTCTCTAACTGCAGGTAGGTTATCTAGTCTGCGTCCCTTCAACATGCCTTGAGCAACACCACTAAGCACTGGTGTTTCAATAATATCTTTAGGAGCCATCTTTGCGTTGGTAAAATTATTTTGAAGCATGTTGTTCAGTATGCTTCTGGCTTGGTCTTCATTTAACCTATATTCTTCAGCTAATCCGGAACTTGTATTAACAAGCTCTTTGATGGCTCTATCAGATTGCTCAACGGTTGGCGCATAATTAGTATCATTCAAGGCTCGATACAAACGCATTCCATAGTAGGTCTTGTTATTACCGATCGTATCGATTAGATCTTTTTGCATCTCTGGATTAAGTATTGGATCACGCAAAATATCTTTTACAGAATCACTCAGCCCATCTATCTGCCCTCGAAGATCTCTTGCTCCATCGAATAAACTAAGATCTTTGCGCTTTCCAAAAAGACTTTTCGGTAAATTTTTTCCTATTATTTCATCTATCTCTTTGAGCTCTCGCTCTGCGTTTTGCTGTACTTGTTTTCTAGTTAGGCCAGGATTAGCCAAACTTTCTTCTGCAAACAAATAATCATTCAGAGTATTTAATATTCTGCTCTTATCTTGATTGTTAAAAATACCTTCATTCTTGTTAACAAACGAAACAGCGGAATCTATCTTCTCAACAGCTTGTCTGGCTGCAGAACTCTGCGCTGCTATCTCAGATATGCGAAGCGCATCATATTGTTTGCTGAACCTGTCAGGCATCTCTCCTTGAAAGGTCGCATATTTTTTGTATGACTTTTTAAGTCTTTCTATGTTCCTCCGAAAGAAAGCTGGATTCTCTAAGTCAGGCTTGATTCCAACCTCATGAAATGGTGTGTTGGGATCTTTGATTGCTTGAGCCGCAGCCTTTACAAAGTCTGTTTTTCCAAGTGCGCCAGCAGTTGCGCCTACTGCTTTTAATCCAAGAGTTGCTATGGCTGGCACGCCAAGGACAAAGGCTGCACCCTCTGCTCCGACCTTAATTCTGTTTGATAGATTGGCTGCAGCTAACTCTGCTCCACTAAGATCAGAAGTATCTATTCTCTGAGTTGGACCAGCTTCAAAGAAATCACCTAGTGTTTCGACATCTGGTGTTGTCGCAGCCACATCAGCAGCAGCGAAAGCAGAAACTTTTGCAACTGACCCAAGACCTCTAACTGCTCTAGCCGCAAACCCGCCAGGGGCTGCAAACTGAGTGATAAACTTTACAGCTTCACCTAAATCTGTGTGTACTTCTGGTCGATACTTATCAAAGAATCTTCTTAGCTCTTCTTCGCTTTCTTGATCACCAACCAATTGTGATGGAAGTGTTGCAATACCTTCTGCTGCGCTTACTAAACCAGCACCAATGCCTCTAGCAATATCACCAGTTGCACCTATGTCCTCTTCGCCTAACTGAGCTCCGCGCTCGACAAGAGGATTGTCTTCTAAATATTTTCTTGCTCTAGATTTAGCTAAATCAACATTATCTGTTCTTACGTTGATAGCTCTCCCATCAGGCAGGTTGACTCTGATCATCAA